ATGCGAAGTACATTTAAGGTGCTGTTCTACGTGAACGCAAGCAAGGAGAAAAACGGTATTGTCCCCATTATGGGACGAGTGACAATCAACGGCTCAGTGGCCCAATTCAGTTGTAAGCATACCATTCCGAAAGAACTTTGGGATGTGAAAGGCAACCGAGCCAAAGGTAAGAGCAAGGAAGCAAGAGAACTCAATCTTGCTTTGGATAATATCAAGGCCCAAATCATCAAACACTATCAACGCCTGTCGGATAGAGAAGCCTATGTAACTGCCGAAATGGTACGCAATGCCTATCAAGGCATCGGAACAGAATATGAAACACTGCTCGGCGCATTTGATAAGGATAATGCCACATTCAAGAAGCGTGTAGGTACAGACCGAGTGATAGCAACTTATATGTCAAGAGTACGGGCAAGAAACCATGTCGCAGCATTCATCAAGGCGAATTACAAGCGTAACGATATGTCTATGATTGAGCTGACTCCCGACTTTATCAAGGAGTTTGCGGTATTCCTCGCAACAGACAGAGGTTTGCAGAATGGCAGTATCTGGGCAAATTGTATGTGGCTCAAGGGTGTTGTTATGCGTGCCCACTACAACGGATTGGTGCCGAGAAACCCATTTGCTCAATTTCACATAAGTCCCAATGTTAAGGAGAGGGAGTTTCTGACCGAAGATGAATTAAAAGCGGTGATGACACACGATTTTACGGATAGCAAGTTGGCATATATCCGAGACCTGTTTGTGTTTGCAAGTTTTACAGCCTTGTCATTCGTGGATATTAAGGAACTTACCACGGATGATATTGTAGAAATAAACGGTGAGAAATGGATATTATCCAAGCGACACAAAACCAAAATACCGTTCCAAGTTAAGTTGTTGGATATTCCGTTGCAGATTATCAAGCGATACGAGCCATTCCAAGAGAACAAACTCGCATTCCCCAATTTGAACTATTGGAGTATCTGTAAACCATTGAAAAAGATGATAAAAGAGTGTGGAATCGACAAGGACATTTCATTCCATTGCTCAAGACATGGATTTGCGACCCTTGCCCTCAGTAAAGGTATGCCAATCGAGAGTGTAAGTAGAGTTTTGGGACATACGAACATCGTTACAACACAGCTATATGCGAAGATTACCACCGAGAAAATCGACAAGGATTTAACGATGTTCGGCAACCAACTTAATCAATCATTCGGTAACACCACAATGGCATAAGGTATGGAACGAGCAATTATAACAATCAGCGAATCGGGATGTGTGAACATACCCGACGGCAATATATGGATGTCGTTTTCGGAACTTGTGGTGCTGTTCGATGTGGCAGCACCCACATTAAAGGCTACAATCCGAGCCATACACAAAAGCGGAGTAATAGCGGAACATACGCAACATTGCGAAGTAATGCCATATACCTATTGGGCTACCCTCTACAATATGGATATGATTGCAGCCCTTGCTTTCCATATCAACTCATACGGTGCGGAGAAGATACGTAGTGAGTTGTTAAAGAGAATATGCGGACGAAAAGAGAAAGTATGTTATCTCTTTTCTCTTGCCAATTCACCAATAGGTATGTCGTAATATCAGTATATCGGCAAACTGATAAGCCGGTAAGTCTGCATATCGGCTGATTAGTCAGTCAAGGTAAGCCCGAAGATAGGTTTTTGACCTGTTTTTGGGCTTGTTTTGTTTATACACCCCTCAAATTCCCATCCCCATAGTACTTTATTCACTATTCTGCTATGATTTGCGTAGCAACTTATCCGTCAATCACTTATACTTTTGTGGCTGACATTTTTCAAACCCAAAAGAGTAAAATATGGAAGCTAAAAAAGTTACCTCAAGCCATCAACCGCCATCAGATGGCAGTATGGCAAAAGAAGAATTTATCCGAGTGGGAACAACGCTCTACAAGATTGTAGAGCAACCGAGACTGAACGGTGGATATGTAAAGAAGCGTATCCCTTGGAACAATGAAACACTCCGCCAAGACTATGGCAAGGACTACATCGGCAGCGTTCCCAAGTATGACGGATTCTGTACCGTACCCGAACACATCGGCTATCGTCCTGTAATCGGCAAGTTTCTTAATCTCTATGAGCCGATAGACCACCAACCGCAAGAGGGTGATTTCTCCTCTATCCGTTCATTGGTGGAGCATATCTTCGGTGAGCAATACGAGTTGGGTATGGACTATCTGCAACTGCTTTACCTGCAACCCGTTCAGAAGTTGCCAATCCTGTTATTGGTATCGGAGGAACGCAACACAGGCAAGAGCACATTCCTTAATTTTCTGAAAGCCCTCTTTCAGAACAATGTAACATTCAACACCAACGAGGATTTCCGCAGTCAATTCAATTCCGATTGGGCAGGCAAACTTCTTATTATGGTTGATGAGGTGCTGCTCAACCGCAGGGAGGATAGTGAACGATTGAAGAATCTGAGCACCACACTATCCTACAAGGTGGAAGCCAAAGGCAAAGACCGTGATGAAATAGCATTCTTCGCCAAATTCGTGCTATGCTCCAACAACGAGTATCTGCCCGTAATCATCGATGCAGGGGAAACACGCTATTGGGTACGCAAGATAAACCGCTTGCAGTCCGATGATACCAATTTCCTGCAACGCTTGAAAGCGGAGATACCAGCATTTCTCCATTTCCTCACCAATCGAAAGTTATCCACCGAGAGGAAGAGCCGAATGTGGTTCAACCCCTCGTTGTTGCATACAGAAGCATTGCAGAGGATAATCCGCAGCAACCGTAACCGATTGGAGATAGAGATGTCGGAGCTGCTGCTCGACATTATGGCAACTATGAATGTGAATAGCGTTTCATTCTGCCTTAACGACCTTATTGTGCTGTTGATGCACTCTCAGGTAAAGGTAGAGAAACATCAAGTGCGTAAGGTGGTGCAGGAGTGTTGGAAACTGACACCTGCACCCAACGGGCTTACCTACACCACCTATCAAGGCAACTACAATCAAAGTTGCCACTATGAGCCGATAAGGAGAGTGGGACGCTACTACACCATCACAAGGGAGCAGCTTGAATCCTTGTAATACTATCATTTTTCTGTTGAATTGTTGAATATGAGTATAAACACACTGATAATAAACAATATACACTCTCAACAAAGTCTCAACAAGCCAAAAGAGAAGTTGAGATACAGCACACACCAAATTGTAAATTTCTCTTTTGGTGAGTGGTTTGTTGAGAATGTGTTGAGCTGTTACAAGTCTGTATATAAGCATATTACATCAACAATTCATCAAATCAACAAATTTTCATCAACCTTAAAACCGTATGTAATATGATAATTCAAGACGCAAAACAAATCAAGTTGGCAGACTATCTGCAAAGTTTGGGATATACACCCGTTAAGCAACAAGGCAGGAACCTATGGTATAAATCACCGCTGAGGAACGAAACCGATGCTTCGTTCAAGGTAAACACCGAGTTAAACCAATGGTATGACTTCGGTATCGGCAAGGGTGGTAACATCATCGCATTGGCAGCAGAACTCTACCATAGCGAGAATGTAGCCTATCTGTTGGAACGCATAGCAGAGCGAACTCCCTACATACGCCCTGCAACATTCTCTTTTGGCAAGCAGAAAACTCATAACAGCAGTTTTCAAGGCGTACAAGTTGGCGAGTTATCTTCACCTGCCCTTATCGACTATCTGCGAGGACGAGGCATAAACATCGAACTCGCCAAAAGAGAGTGTAAGGAGTTGCGATACGAGTATGAGGGTAAAACCTACTTCGTTGTTGGCTTCCCGAATATCTCTGGTGGCTATGAACTTCGCAATCGCTATTTCAAAGGGTGTCTTGCCCCCAAAGATATTACCTATATCCGACAGCAGGGCGAACAGCGAGATGTGTGTTACCTCTTTGAAGGCTTTATGGATTATCTTTCGTTCCTTACAATCCGAATGAACAACAATCCCGAAGAGCCACGCACCAATGAGCAGGATTATATGGTGCTGAACTCCGTTACCAACCTCTCAAAAGCGGAGCAACTGCTACGTCCATATTCCCGAATAGGTAGTTTTCTTGATAACGACCAAGCAGGGCAAAGAGCGTATGAGAATCTGAAAAAGATGTTCGGAAACAGGCTGCAAGATATGTCGCATCACTACGCAGGACACAAGGATTTGAACGACTACTTGTGCCACCAAACCCAAACAAAACGGGCAGAGAAAAAGTCGCAAGTCCAATCCGCAAGGCGGATGCCACAACCGCAGCCGAAGAAGAAACGAGGCTTCAGGTTATAGCCCACTATAACTACACGCTTCGCTTAAAGTAGTTGTGGGCTCTACCGAGGGTGCAGAGTGACCTCTCTGCACTCCGCTTATGGGCTTCGCCCCTAAGGACCCCGACAGCGGAAGCAAGTGACCAAATGACCAACAGACATTAGTGCAACTAATAAAATCAAAATAACTATGGCAGTAAAAAGCAGCATACATATCAAGCCTTGCAACATATCATCGAGCGAGGCACATAACCTCAGAACTCCCGAGTATATGCGTAACATCGGAGAGTCTAAAATCTACCTCATACCCCAACTTGTTGCCGACAATGAGTATTGGATAAATCCACGCCTTGGCGACTATGACTTACAGACGCATTACGACAACATCAAGCAGATGGTAAAGGCGAAGACGGGGCGAGCGATGCAGGAGAAAGAGCGAGAACGCAAAACCAAGAGTGGCAAGATTATCAAGGTGGCAGGATGCTCACCCATTCGTGAGGGTGTATTGCTCATCAAGCCTGACACTACATTAGAGGATGTTCGCAGATTTGGCGAGGAGTGTCAGGAGCGTTGGGGAATCACGCCGCTTCAAATATTCCTACACAAAGACGAGGGGCATTGGCTCAGTGGAGAGCCAGCCCCTGACGATAAGGAGAGTTTTCAAATTGATGGTCGTTGGTTTAAGCCCAACTACCACGCACATATCGTATTTGATTGGATGGACCACGATACGGGCAAAAGCCGAAAACTTAACGATGACGATATGATGCAGATGCAGACCTTGGCATCCGAGATTCTATCAATGGAGCGAGGACAATCCAAAACGGAGACAGGCAAGGAGCATTTGGAACGAAACGACTTCATCATCGAGAAGCAGCGTGCCGAGTTGGAACGCATAGAGGCTGAACGGCAACACAAGGAGCACCAGATAGATCTTGCCGAGCAAGAACTCAAACAGGTGAAATCGGAGATACGCACCGACAAACTCAAAAGCGTAGCTACCGATGCTGCCACAGCCCTTGCAAGCGGAGTAAGTTCTCTTTTCGGCAGTGGTAAGATGAAATCGTTGGAACGCAAAAACGAGGATTTACGGGATGAAATCGCAATCCGAGACGAGACCATCGAGCAGTTGCAATCCAACATCAAGCAAATGCAGGTGGAACACCTAAAGCAGATACAAGAGGTCAAGCAATCATACGAAGCGGAACATCGTAAACAATCGGAGTATATCGACAAGATTCTGCGTTACTTCCCGTATGTAGAGAAGCTGATGCCGATGATTAAATACCTCAGCGAGAAAATGGGATTCAACGACAACCTTATCAAAGCATTATGCACTTTTAAGGAAATCCCCATCAAAGGTAAACTTTATTCAACGATGTTTAACCAATCGTTTTCGGCCGATGGTGCGGTATGCTCCCTCAAAGAGGATAAGGAGGGAAGATTTGATCTTAGAATCGATGACGTTTCTCATCACTCTTGGTTCAGACGCAAGAAAGATGAGTTTATGGAAGCATTGGGACTACCGACAAGCAGAAGACAAAATCGTGGGCTGAAACTCTAAGATGCTCACCAAGTCGTAATAATTTGCCCATACAAGGCTTATTATTACGACTTTTTTGTAAATTTGCAGTTGGTTAGGGGCGACTCTATCCAAGACATAAGAGAAAAAGAAGAAGCGTTATGCTTATCTTGTACTTGAAAACGTAGGAAATTTTCAATTAGGATACAAGGATGGCATAGTGGTTCTCACGCTATAGCGTGGGCTGCTATTGTTACATCTGTATCCGAGGTTTCCTACGACCTTCAAGTAAGAGTGTGGCATTGTGGTTCACGCTTTTTATAGAGTGTAAGAATCTTATAACTAAATGATATTATATATGAAGAATTTATTAACGATATTAACAATTTTGATAGGTAGTTCCATCTATTCTAATGCCCAAATAAGCATCAGAACAGAATCCTATACAAAACAAATACAACAAGTTGAGACCTATGATAGTTTGTCTAATTTCAATTTAAATTATGATATTATTGCGAATGAATATCAAACGGAAAATTTGGCCTTAACCAATATCAATGGGCAATTCAAACAGTTCATAGGACAAAATATCTATATTTTACCTTTGACACAAAAAGAAACTAGTTTTAATAGCAAATGGGGAAGTAGTGATGCTAAGAATGATAAACTTAGGGGTAAATATTACATTATTGATGGATTTGAATTTAAAATAGACGAAAATTATACAGGTTTGTTTAAATTGGATAAAGTCATATTTAAATTGAAAAATGAGGATGGCAAAAAATGTAAATGGGAAGTTGCTTACCATTCATTAGACGAAGCTTTGCTTGTCGGATATTATGAAAAACTCAAATATAAATCTGTAGGAAATACATTTGTTTACACGGGACGAGCAAAAGGTAAGGGTAGTCAATTTATTGTTGAGCCTTCACTAGACCATTCATCTATTGATACAAAGACAAATCAAATTATTAATTTAAAAAATGGAGAAGAATGGTTATGTACTGATATACAACTTGTAGATGATGAAATAACGATGCAACTATATGCCATTTTTACTAATTCTGATGGGCACGAAATAAAAGCTCGTATCGAAAATCGTTTTCTTACAAAAGGGGAAACACATGCAGCTTTTTTCTCTTGCTTTATGGGGAAAAACGAATATATAGATTGGAAAGAATCCTTAGTTGCAAAATATGGTTTGGAGAATGCTCTACTTATTATTGAGAAGAAAGTTAAGATAGGAATGTCTGACACTATGTGCTTAGAGTCATGGGGAGAACCTGATTCTAAAAATAGAACTGTTCTAAATGGAGTAGAAACAGAGCAATGGATATATAAAACAAAATCCTACCTTTATTTTGATAATGGAATTTTGACCGCAATCCAAAATTAATCATATTATAAGGATACAATACTATGAGTGATTCAAAACTACAATCATTGTCGGAGATATTCAACAATAAGATATTTCGCATACCAGATTTCCAACGTGGTTATTCATGGGAAGAACGTCAACTTGATGACTTTTGGGAAGACATACAGAATTTGAGTTCAGATAAAATCCATTACATAGGTCTTTTGACTGTTGAACCTATTAAAAGTTGTGATATACAAAATGTGGAAAAATGGAAAGATGATTTGTGGCTTTTGAAAAAAGGAATGTCCGCTTATTATGTCATTGATGGACAGCAAAGATTGACAACCCTTATTATTTTGCTACATGAGATATTACAAACATTTGATAATAATGAGGGCATAAATTATGGAGCAAAAAGCGAATGGATTGATAGATTTTTGTATCGCTCATACAATCAGATATATAAATCCTTTGTTTTTGGATATGAAAAAGATAATCCAAGTGATGAGTTCTTTAAAACAAAAATTTTAGAACAAGATTCGTCGGCTGCAGACAAATATCCTGAGACTTTATATACAGCAAACCTAATGTTTGCAAAGAACTATTTTGCCGAGAAGCTTAAAATGCTGAATAAAGAAGATAAAGAGGAAATATTTGATAAAGCTGTTAATCGTTTAAAATTCAATTATTATGAAATAGATGATTCTTTGGATGTCTATGTAACATTTGAAACAATGAATAATAGGGGTAAGGACTTGTCTCATTTGGAATTGCTCAAAAATCGCTTGATATATCTAACTACCCTTCTATGTGAAGATGATGAAACTAAAGGTCGTTTAAGGAGAGACATCAATGAAACTTGGAAAACGATATATGAATATCTTGGAAAAAATAAAGAGAACCCATTGGACGATGATGTTTTTTTGTTCAATCATTGGATTATGTATTACACATATGACAGAAGTCAATCAGATGTGTATGCAGACTTCTTGTTAAAAAGGAAATTTACATCTAAGAATGTAATAAGTGGACGTATATCTGTTAAGGATATTAAAGATTACATTGATAGTCTTGCTAAATGTGTGAAACAATGGTTCTTTATTTACAACATTCAATATTCTAATTATTCAGATAGAATAAAGGAGCATATACAAAAACTAGAGCGTGTAGGAATGGGTGCTTTCCCTCCAATGATAATGGCAGTCTTTACAAAAGAATCGCAAGAAGATTATATTTGGAATTTCTTAGATGCTTGTGAAAGATTTAATTTTCTTGTCTTTGCAATATCACATCGTTCTTCGAATACACAAAATAGCAATTTATATAGAATGGCGAGAGAATATTACATAGGCAATACAGACATTGAAACGATTACTGCAGAAATAGATTTCTTGACGGATGGTGAAGATGAAAGCTATTATCGTGGTTGGTTTGATTTGGAAAGATTTAAGAACCATATTCAAGAACTCTTTTTTAAAAATGACAAGGATGGCTTTTACTCTTGGAATGGTTTAAGGTATTTTCTATATGAGTATGAACTATACTTACAAGATAATGCTAACCCCAAAGTAAGATGGGAGGATTTTAGTAAGAGGACTAAAGAGGACACCATTGAGCATATATATCCTCAATCGGCAACAGACATGTATTGGAAAGACCGTTTTGGGCATCTTAAACCAACAAAAAAGCGTGTATATCTAAACTCTTTAGGAAATTTGTTGCTTCTAAGCCGTTCTAAAAATTCCAAGTTGCAAAATTATGATTTTGATAAAAAGAAATGTCTTAAAAATAAAGATGGAAAAGATATAGGTTATTATAACGGTTCATATAGTGAGATAGAGGTTTCCAAACAAAATGAGTGGACTACAGAAACAATAAAGGAACGAGGATTGTCTATGTTGCAATTTATGGAAGAACGTTGGAGGTTCAAATTCAAGGATTGGGAAATAAATAAAGAGGAAATACTATTCCCCTCTAATAAATAGTAGTGCTGACGAAAGAAAATAATACATTATTTTCTTTCGTCAGCGATTCTTTTTGTACCTTTGTCGCATCAAGAGTTATCACATTGGAGCATAACAATGAAGAACTCAGAAATACGAACAGTTGCTATCTCATTACCCAATTTTCAAGCAATCCGACCAACCGATTTATTCTAAGCGAGTTATCTTTTCTTGCAAAAGTTAGTAAAAAACGCTGGAATAATCGAATAAAAGTGGAAGAATAAAGCAACTTAATTTGAGTATTAGGCATTTAGGGGGAAATCGGGGAAGTTGGGTGAAAAGCCAAAATACATTTGCTTATCATGGAACAGACGAATGGGCTAACTGGATGATAGATTTACACGGAAAAAATATGTAACTTTGGAGAGTAATTTACAAATGGTTTACAGTCGTATATATAATGAGCTAAAAATTAATTGATTAAAGTATATGTCAGACAGTATCGTCATTATTCCTACATACAACGAGAAGGAGAATATTGAGAATATCATTCGTGCCGTGTTCGGGCTGGAGAAAGTGTTTCATATCTTGGTGATCGATGATGGCTCTCCGGATGGGACGGCGGCTATCGTGAAGGGCTTGCAGAAGGAGTTCCCGGAGCGTCTTTTTATCGTGGAGCGTAAGGGGAAGCTGGGATTGGGTACCGCTTATATCCGGGGTTTTAAATGGGCTATCGAGCATAAATATGATTTTGTTTTCGAGATGGACGCCGATTTCAGTCATAATCCCCATGACCTGCCGAAGCTATACGCCGCTTGTACCGGGCAGGGGGCCGACGTAGCCATCGGGTCGAGGTATTGCAACGGGGTGAATGTGGTGAACTGGCCGTTGGGCCGTGTGTTGATGTCTTATTTCGCCTCGGTGTATGTCCGTATCGTCACGGGTATGAAGATACAGGATACGACGGCGGGTTTTAAATGTTACCGCCGTGAGGTGCTGGAGACGATCGATCTGGACCGTGTCCATTTCAAGGGATACGCCTTTCAGGTGGAGATGAAGTTTACGGCTTATAAGTGCGGCTTTAAGCTCGTGGAGGTGCCGATCATCTTTATCAACCGTGCCTTGGGTGTCTCCAAGATGAACTCTTCGATATTCGGGGAGGCTTTATTCGGCGTCCTTCAATTGAAATGGTGGAGTTTCTTCAGGAAGTATCCGAGGAAACATGCGAGCCATGCCTAATGAAAACAGAGTTTGACAATTTATAATAGAATAAGAAAGATGAATAAAATATTAATCCAAAATCCGAGAATCATCAACGAGGGCCGTTCTTTTATCGGCTCGGTGTTGGTGGAGGGGGATAAGATCGCGGCGGTGTTCGAGGGGGAGGTTCCCGGGAACGTGCGTGCCGAGGCGAACCAAGTGATCGACGCTACGGGGAAATGGTTGATACCGGGCGTCATCGATGATCAGGTGCATTTCCGGGACCCCGGGCTTACCCATAAGGGGGATATCGGGACCGAGAGCCGTGCGGCCGTGGCCGGTGGCGTGACGACCTTCATGGACATGCCGAACACGAAGCCACAGACCACGACGATCGCCGATCTGGAATGGAAATTCAACCGTGCCGCCGAGGTCTCCCGTGCGAATTACTCCTTCTTCTTCGGTGGGACAAACGATAATATGGACGAGATCCGCAGGCTGGATCGTAGCCGTGTGCCGGGACTGAAACTCTTCCTCGGCTCGTCTACGGGAAATATGCTGGTGGACAAGAAAGACTCGTTGGAGCGTATCTTCGGCGAGGCCGGTATGCTGATCGCCATCCATGCGGAGAAAGAGGAGGTGATCCGGCGTAATATCCAGTATTATACGAACTTGTATGGCGAGGATCTGGATATCTCTTTCCATAGCAAGATCCGTAGCGAGGAGGCCTGCTACCAATGCTCGGCCGAGGCGGTTGAATTGGCTACCCGCCTGGATTCCCGATTGCATATCCTGCATCTCTCCACGGAGAAGGAATTATCGTTGCTCAGTAACCATCTTCCCTTGAGCGAGAAAAAGATAACCGGCGAGGTCTGCGTGCACCATCTATGGTTTCATGACGGCGATTACGCTAGGTTCGGTAATCGTATCAAGTGGAATCCTTCTATCAAGACGATCGAGGATCGCGCGGCGCTGCGTGAGGCGGTCAATAACAATACGATCGATATCGTAGCTACCGACCATGCCCCGCATCTACCGGAGGAGAAGCAAGGCTCTTGCTTGAAGGCGGCTTCCGGAGGACCGCTTATCCAGCACTCCTTGATCACGATGTTGGAGCTGGCGATGGAAGGCCGTTTCACGTACGAGAAGGTGGTCGAGAAGATGGCGCATATGCCGGCGGAGCTGTTCCGTATCGATAGGAGGGGATACATCCGTCCCGGATACTACGCCGATATCGTATTGATCGATCCGGAGAGGACTTGGACGGTATCGAAGGAGAATATCTTGTACAAATGCGGTTGGTCTCCTTTCGAGGGCTATACGTTCCACCATGGTGTATGGAAGACTTTCGTGAATGGCGAGTTGGCCTATGGCGATGGAGTGGTGAATGACGCCGTGAGAGGTAAAGAAGTCCGTTATCTATAGTAGTAGAGACGGGGGAGATACCCCGTCTCATCCTATCTATTGGATATCGATCAGTTTATGGGTTTGCAGACTTAGTCTCCACCGGGGATGCCGGAGGATGTAATCCACTACCTCTTTCGTATTTTGGCAGGAGCAGGGTTGCAGGAAATGGTACCGTGCGGGGATTTCGGCGTATGCGGACAGGTCTTGCCCGGTATAAACCACCTTTATCTCGTCGATCCTTTCCAATACCACCGGAGCGTTCTCCTTGGGCGAGCAAGTCACCCAGTCGATGCCGTCGGGCAAGGGGCGTGTGCCGTTGGTCTCGATACAGATCTGTTTCCCCGCCTCACGTAAGCGGGATATAAGCGCCTTGTCGATCCACAGGCTAGGTTCTCCTCCCGTCAGGATTACCATCCGTGCGGGAAAGGAAGATACCTTCTCCACGATCTCCTCGTCCGTCATCATTACGCCCTCCTCGTGGCGGGTGTCGCAGAAGCTACATCTCAGGTTGCAACCGGAGAAGCGGACGAATACGGCGGGAGTCCCCGTATGGAACCCCTCGCCTTGCAAGCTGTAGAATATCTCGTTAATCTTCCTCATAGATCGCCGTGTTACCCTCAGACTCTTTTACCTCTACCTTGAAACAAGACGGGATCTGCTCGTATACCCAAAAGGCTATGTTCTCCGCCGTCGGGTTGAAAGGCAAGATATCGTTCAAGTTCTGGTGGTCCAACAGGGATTTCACCGATCTCTTGATATGGCTGAAATCGACCACCATGCCATCGGCGTTTAATTCCTTGGAGCGGCAATAAACCGTGATCATCCAATTGTGACCATGTAGATTCTCACATTTGCTGGGGTAGGACAATCTCAAGCTATGGGAAGCGGAAATCTCCATACGTTTAATTACGGTATACATACGATAATAATGTTTATACGATAAATAATAATGTACCTAATGTCACCTCGGCACACAAAAAAATCCCGGATATTAATCCGGGATGCAAATATACGAAAATATTTAGTTTGTTTGTACGACACTTGTCTACGATCGGTAGGGACAGGCGGTACGTCGACCGGCTATGCCTCTTGGTTCAGCGCCTTCATCGAGAACAGGAAGGTCGTTCCTTTGCCCTCGCCCTCGGACTCGAACCAAAGCTTTCCTCCATGAAGCTCCACGAAGTCCTTGCAAAGCATCAATCCCAGACCGGAGCCTTTCTCGTTCTTCGTCCCGTAGGTCGTGAAATGCGAGTCTTGTTTCAAGAGCTTGTCTTGATCCTCTTTCTTGATGCCCTTGCCGGTATCTTTCACGCTAACGGTTACGAAATCCCCCTCGGAGCGTGAGGATAAGGTGATCGTGCCTCCCTCGAAACTAAACTTCATGGCGTTAGAGATCAAGTTACGGATAATCGTCTTGAGCATATCGATATCAACCAAGCCTACCAGCTCTTTATCCAGATTTTCTAGGATAATCTTCACGCCTTTTTGCGCCGCCATCGGGACATACATCTCGGCGGTACTATCGATGATACTGTTTATGTCGGTCTGTTGCTTATATACGTGTTGCTTGTTCAAGCGGTTCTTGGCCCATTTCAGCAGGTTGTCCAGCAAGAGGAAGATTTCCTCGGAGGTCTTGTTCATCATCTGGATCATCTCGTACACCTCGTCGCCTACCCGCTCCTTGTCCACCATCATCAAGATGGCGTTATTCATCATTTTCAACGAGCCTAGCGGGGAACGCAGGTCATGGGCGATAACGGAGTATAGCGTATCCCTAGACTCGATCGTGTTCTCCAGCTCGGCCTTGATGCGCTTGATGCTGTAAAGCTCGTAGCGGTGGGCCACCCTCTTCACCAGCTCCTCACGTTGGAAAGGCTTTGTGACGTATTCGGTGGCGCCCAATTGGTAACCTTTCACGATGCTTTGCATATCGCTTAGGGCGGACATGATAATCACGGGTATATCCGTAGTCTCGGGATTGCTTTTCAGATGCTGGAGGACCTCATATCTGTCCATCTCAGGCATCATGATATCGAGTAATATCAGATTTGGGTGTTTCTCGTTAGCTATGCGTAGCGCTTTTGTCCCGCTGTCGCAAGTCAAGAGCGTATATCCCTCTTTCTTCAGTATGGCTTGTACTAGCATGACGTTTGTAGGGACATCATCTACGATAAGAACTTTATACTCTGAGGCCAATTTATCCATTGTATCTAAATTGTGTTCTAGTTTTCTTGATATTCAAATAGTATCAATAGCGCAAAAGTATTAATTAAAGTCGACATATAACGACTATTTATCCATCTATTTTTTTATTTTTTTATCCCGCGCCTCGTTTGGCTTTTTCCCAAGCGCCTGTGCCTTTATGCTTAGCGAGATAGCTATACCCTCGTATGACATTGATATTCATGAATAAAAAGTAATAAGGAATGAATAATAGCTTGTTCCGGATGTTCCGTTTTTCCATTTTATACCCCAAGTATCCCAGCAGGTAAAACGCTAATTGCAGGGCAAGGATGACCGTGTAAAGGGTATGCCCGGTACAGGCTAGGAGAAGGTTGAGGGGCAGGAGGGCGAAGAGCACGACCGGCGTCAGCGTCCAGCGCAGTACCCGGTGGCTGATGTATTGGAAGCTCAGTATCCCGTACCGGAAGATATTCAATAATCCCCGTAGCCGCCATACCGATTGCAATCCTCCGGCCGATATGCGTACTTTACGTTTCTCCTCCTCCCGCATGTTCAGGGAGGCGCTCTCGAGGGCGTACGCCTCTTTGCTGTAAGCGATCTTATAGCCTTTCATCGCTATGCGCAGGGAGAGGATGAAATCGTCCAGTAGGGTATCCGGGGGCATCTGCTCGAAGAGGGAGGTACGGATGGCGAAGAGTTCGCCTGCCGCCCCGACGGCGGAGTATAGGCGGTAGTCCAGTCGCTTGAGGGCGGACTCGTATTTCCAGTATATGCCTTCTCCGGCGGTGGCTCCTTGCTCGGCTTGTATCTCTACCCGTTTCTCTCCGGCCACGCAGCCTACCCGTGGGTCGCTGAACTGGCGTATGATCTCCTTGATGGCGCCCTTGTTCAGCATCGTGTTGGCGTCGGTGAAGATGACGTAGGGAGTATTGACGTAGGGGAGGGCCCGGTTCAAGGCGGCGGTCTTTCCTTGTCGCCGCGGTTGGTACAGTACGGTGACCTCCGGGTACTCTTTCAGTCTCTCATTCGTGTTGTCATTGCTTCCATCGGTGATCCAGACCAGTCTCAGCTTATCCGCCGGATAATCCAGTTGTCTGCAATTCACCATCTTGCTCGCCACGATCGCCTCCTCGTTGTAGGCGGCTATCAGCAACGTGGCCTCCGGCAGCGGCTCTGGAAGGCGGGGGGACCGGGGTTTTACGAACAGCTCCTTGATCTTGACCATAAGGTATAATACGATCCCATACCCCAGATAGGTATAGAAAACGATCCCGATCCCGATCCAGAAGAGGATCTCAATGACTTGACAGCTCTTTTCCATAATTCATATCCTTGTTGATTGCGATTAATCCGTTTATTAATCCCTTGCCTAGCGCCCCGATCAGCCGGAATTTCCCTTTTACGAGATAGATCGAGAGGCGTTTCGGGAAAGCCACTAGGGTTTGGTAGATGTATGAGTAAATCCTTTCATCCCTTTTATCGATCGATCGTTTGGCGAATAAAAGGCGGTTGCGGGTATGATAATAGACCTGAAGCGGACTTTGTTTCCCTACGCTCATGCTCTCCTTATGATAGACGGTGGAGGTAGCCTCGTACCAGATTTTCAGCCCGGCCCGCCTTATTTGCACGCACCAGTCCAGCTCCTCGTAATAGAGAAAATAAAATTCAGGCATCATCCCGAACTTCTTGATATCCGTGGTCCGGATCATCATGGCCGCACCGTGGGCGAATGCCGTATAGCGGGATTCTCTGAATTGTCCCGTGTCGGTTTGACCGAATCCGATATTCTCGTTGCGGAGGGTAACCGGGCTCATCGGGGTGGAGCCTGCGTACTGTAGCTGCTTCTTCTCAGGCCAGCACGCTATCTTGGGGGAGACACATCCTATTTGCGGATTGTTGTCGAGAGCCCTTGCTAGGTTCTCCAGTATCGGTTGGTTGATGATCGTGTCGTTGTTGAGAAACAGGATATAATCACCGTCGGCGTATGAAATCCCTAGGTTGTTTCCGCCGGCGAACCCGAGGTTCTTGTCGCTGCGAATCACTATTGGCTTGGGGCTATATTTACTGAGTACGCGGTGTTCGCCGTGATTTTTCGAGCCATTATCGATGATGATAATCTCATAAGGATAGGTTTCGTACCGACCGAACGACTCGATTAGGTCTACGGTATCATCCTTCCCATTGTAATTGATGGTGATGATGGATACTTTTTTAGCCATTATTTTCTTTATTTTTTATCGTTATGTCATGAGGAGTACTCTGGAAGCTGGTGTCCTTCTCCTTCACCCGGCGCAAGGAGGCTATATATCCTTTTATCAAGACGCAAAAGAGAAAAGGGAGCCTCGACAGGTTCATGTAGAGCTTCCGGGTATGCATCTTCCGGGGGATAGCCAGCGTATACGTCAAGATGCTGACCAGTATTAGCCCATACCATTTCAGGGCAAGCGGGAAAACCGTGAGGCTCCATGCCAAGGCGAGGAGGGACGGGATGATCAGTTTTAATATTCTCGGGAGCGGGAACCATTGGACCGCCTTGTCCATATAATTCCAGTTGAGGGTACGGAGGTCGAGATGGCGTATGATCAATGAGAACGCCAGCAGTTGGGCGTGGAACCAGCGGGATCTTTGCCGTGCCATGACCTCTTGGCGTGAGGTCTTCTCGTCGTACACGAGGATGTCCTCGGCGTAATCGACAAAGATATTTTCCGTGGCGAGATAGATCTCCAGCTCCTTGTCCTCGGCGAAAGTGCCGCATTGGGGCATGTGGGATTTCAGCCATCCGAAGTCGAATACCATGCCGGAGCCTATCAAGGAGGAGGAGATCCCGACATTGACCCGCCCCTTGCGGAAGATGGTGTTGTTGATCTCCTCGGAGATACCGTCCCATACCGCTATCGGCGTATTGTCGTTCTTGAGGGTACGGTGCGCTTGCAGGGCGATGTTGTCTTGCGTGATATCGTTGATCCGGGTCAGGAAATCCGTATCCGTGAGGTTGTCGGCATCGAGGATGACGACTTTATCGATTCCCTCTTTTAGGTATTCCAAGGCGTAGGTGATGGACTTATGTTTCATGCTATGCTCGAAATCCGGCGTGAGGAGCTCGATCGGGAGCTTGGCGAGCGCTTGGTTCGTCTCCTCCCGCATATGGTCCGATACCACGATCACCCGGTATTTGTCCGCCGGATAGTCTTGCAGGAGGATGCGCTCCACGGATTCCTGTATGACTTGGTCTTCCTTATAGGCGGCGAAGATGACGGCGAACTTCTGGAGCCGTATGCTCCGGTGTTTCCGGTGCCTCCTCCGAAAAAAGGACGCCAACGTAAAAAATAGGTCATAGCCTATGAAAAAGGCGATGAAAATGAATAGGGCGATATCTATGTAGATCAACAAGTGCATTCGCTTTTTTTTACAAAAGTACTTATAATTTTCAATAAGAGTTTGATTCTGCCGTTTTTTTCTCACCTAAGGAGGCCATATCTTTCCCAGCGAGCTCAGCGCCGCCGAGAGTATCAGCCCCCAGCCCAGCAGGTTCAAGGGGCCGGGCGAGGGGTGGACGAGAGCGAGAGTATCGCCCCGATAGCCGCCAACGCCGCCTCCCGCATGTCTAGCAGGAGGGAGAGTGCCGCCAGCAGGAAGAGGCTGGCCAAGGCGAGCAGGCGGAAGTGGGGGAAAGGGGGGCGTGGGTTCCGTGGGAGTGTCGGTCGTGTCATGGGGCGGTTGTTTTTGGGGCGTGTGAGATCCTAGGTTTAGCAAGAAATCCAGCAGGCTGCGGACGAAGGCTAGTATTTGTCGTATCTTATTCATATCAATTGTTGTTTTTTAGGGATGAGTAAATCGGTTCGATCTCGTGGCAGAGCTGTACCAGCGTCTCCCGGTAGCGCTCCCGGTTGTCACCGTTCAGCTCGCTGATGTAGGGGCTGTAGGCGATGGCCTTGGCGTAGTCGGCGGGGAAACGGCTCATGGCGGCGGCCTGCGGGTAGGAGCAGACGAGGAGGCGGGCGAAGTCGAGGTAGGAGTTGCGTGCCGAGTCGTAGCGGCGGAACAGCAGCTCGCCCCGCTTGTACCGGGCGGTGACGCGGCCCCCGTGCCAGAAGGCGTTGCTCGCCCCGTAGCCGGTAATGCCGAAATGGTTGTTGGCCTCCCGGGTTAGGCGGGAGGTGCCCCAGCCGCTTTCTAGGGCGGCTTGGGCAAGGAGGATGATGGGGTTTAGGTGGAAGCGGGCACCGGCGGAGCGGGCGTCGGCAAGGTGGGTAGAGATATAGGCTTGTTTCATGATATATACGATGAATTATGATTTGATTTTTCTTGGAAAATTAATCTTAAATTACTATCTTTGAATAAGTTAATAAATAAACAGCATCAGTATGGAAAAGCGGGAGACCGGTGTCGGCGCCTATTATTTTTGTGATATAGCGATGAGTTATTTTCCCTTATTGTCGAAGAAGAAAGCCTCGGATAAGCTGTCCCGGTGGATACGTGTCAGCGGGAAGTTGATGGAGCGGCTGGAGGAGTGCGGATGGCATCCCCGCCAACGGATCTTATCGCCCCGCCAGCGGGAGTGCATCGTGTCGCACCTAGGGGAGCCCTGATTTAGATTTCGTCGGGGGATTCGCTGTCGCTTCCTCCCGGGGCGGGTGCGTCGGGCACGATCTTCTCGAACTTGACGAGGCTGGTGACGCTCTTTAGCGTCACGCTCGGACGGAAGACGATCCGAGGACGTTTGATAAGGGAGGCGTTGAAGTCGGACTCCAGCTTGGTGCCCTTGCTGCCGATCACGGCTTGGAAGTGGCCGAGATCGCCTAGCTGGACGGTCTCCCCTTTCTGGAGGCGTTGCTTGAGGATGTAGAGGAGGCCGTCTACCACGACGTGCACGTCGCCCCGGGAGGCGGTGCTGCGGTCGGCGATCTGGTCGCACAGCTCCTCGAAATCGCAGGTGCCGGTGGACTTGTTCACGGCGTAATACAACTTGGAGTCGGCGGCGGCTCCCTTGGTCATGTCTTTTCGTAAGACTAATCGGTACTTGATCGGCATAATGTCTGGTGTTTTTTTGATTACGTTGTAAAGGTACGACATGCCGCCGGTGGGATTCCGGTTAACGGGGACGAAGGGGGGCGAGGTCGGGTGAATGGGGGTAAAGAGTTGGATTTAGGGGGGATAATGCTTGTTTGTCAAGAAAAATAACCGTATGTTTGCCTTATCAAAATTCGATTGACATGAAAAATTTACGGTATGAAAGAGAAAGACAAGCGGCGAGACGTGAGAGGTGAGTCCCGTGAACGGGCGAAGTGCCAGCGTGAGACGTTGGGCAAATATTTTTATGATTTGTCAAAACTGACGTTCACGGCGTTGGTGCTGGGAGGGGCGTTGACCTTCTTCCAAGGGTATGAGTTCAATGCTACGGTAATAGGGATGGTCGTTTTCGGAGTCGCTGTTTCGCTGGCATTGGTCTGGTTTGGTAATAGAATCTTAAAATGAGATAATTATGAATGCGGGATTATTTATCTGGGGAACTTTAGCCTTCATTTCCGTAGGCTTGGTTATTTGGTCGTACACGCCATCCGGCAAGCGTTGGTTGGATAGCATGAAATAAAAGGACTATCGTATTTCCGGTCCGGACACTACTGTGTTTGGCTTCGGATACTACTGTGTTGGCTTCCCGGCACAATAGTGTTCGGTGCCAAACACAGTAGTGTTTTTTTGTGGGCGGCTGATGGTTGGCGGGTCAGCCCTCCACCCGCCTCACGCTCTGGCTTCCCAGCGCCCTCCCGATCCGGTCGCTCAAGGCGAAACAATCCCTCAGTTCCTTCAGGCATGTCGCCCGCTCATCGGTCGAGGTAGCGGAGCGGAGGTGTGCGGCCGTGCGTTGTAGCCGGTCGTGTATGAAAGGCTCGGCGTAGAGGAAGAGCTGGCGTTCGGCCTCGTCGGGCAAAAGTTCGTCGGGGAGCCTTTCCGGCGGTCCCTCCTCCGGGTAGGAGGAACGGAGGGAGAGGATGAGGGCGGAGAGAGACTCGTCCGTGATCCCGTCCGGATGGCCGCTTCCCGAGAGGAGAGCCAGCAGGTCGAGATGGGCGGGTTCCGTCAGGGGCATCCCGCCGGCGGACAACTCGGAGGCGACCCATGCCGGGAGGGAGATACCGCTACCATCCCCGGCGTAGAACATCCGGTCGTGGTTGGCGAGGCAGAAACGCAGCAAGGCCCTTTCCCGGAGGCGTGCGGGAGGGAGGCCCGTCACTACTTCCGCCGGCCCTGTCCGGACAGGCTCGCCGGGAGAGGCGGACAACTCCTCACGCAATACGTCGAGGGGGATACCCGTAGCCTTGGAGAGTTCCTCCACCCGCTGGTACACGGCCAGCGGAGAGCCTACGAGACGGATCTCCCCGAGCACCTCCCGTATCCCCCCGGCGTCGGGTCCGCCTTTCCGCCCCGCCGCCTTCCGGATGCGGTGGCTCAGGTAATCCACCGCCTCTGTCCGCACGAGCCTGCGCAGCGCCTCGGCCCCTTGCCGGCGGAACATCTCGTCCGGGTCCATGCCACCGGGCAGGGGAAGGAGGCCCACCTCGCATCCCTGTGCCAGCAAGAGACGGGCGGAGCGGAGGGTGGCGGCCTGTCCCGCCGGGTCCGGGTCGAGGGCGAGCGTGACGTGCCCCGTCAGCCTCCGTATCATCCGCACGTGATCCTCGGTGAGCGCCGTGCCGCAAAGCCCGGCGGCGTGACGGATACCGGCGGCGTGGAAGGCGATCACGTCCTTGTAACCCTCGCATAGCAGCACGTCGCCCTCGGTGCGGACGGCCCTCACCGCCTCGTACAGGCCGTAGAGGATACGTCCCTTGTTGTACGCCTCGCTGTTGTCGGAGTTGACGTATTTGGCTGTTCCCGCCCCCTCCGTTCCCCGGTACCGCCCGGCGAAGCCCGCTATCTGTCCCCCGGTGGTCCTTACCGGGAAGACAAGCCGCCTCCGGAAGCGCCTGAAGCCCTCGGGGGCGTCGGGCGGGCAGATACCTACCCCGAAGTGGGAAAAGGCTTCACGGAGCGCCCTAAGGTCTTCCTCGCCGTTCTCGTCCTCGCCCGTTATCCCCTCGGCGGGATCGTAGGGAAGGAGGGAGCGGGCGAAGGCCTCGTTGCCGCGTAAGATCGCCTGTCGTGCCTCATGCCGTCCGGCCTCCTCCGTGCCCCGTTCCTCCTCCACCTCGATACCATACTTGCGGGCCAGCAGCCGCACGGCCTCCTCGAAGCCGCATCCCTCCATGTGGCGCACGAGGCGTATGGGGTCCGCCGCCTCGCCGCAACTGAAGCATTTTCCGATATTGAGCGCCGGGCTGATCCGGAACGAGGGGTGACGCTCGTCGTGGAAAGGGCAGAGCGCCACGAGGTCCTTGCCGGAGCGCCGTAGCGTGAGGTACCCGGCCGCTACCTCGTCGATGCGGGCGGTTTCCCGTACCCGCAGTAAAGTGTCATGCGTGATCATCCGAACAGGTCTTTATCCAGCTCTGCTTTCGCCGGTCTGCGGTCGTTCGGCACCGGCGTGCGGTCGTCGGTGAACCGGGTAACCCCCTTGTTGTGGCAGAAACGCACCTCCCCGGACTCTCCGTGCCGGTTCTTGGCGATCGAGAGGGTACCCCGGCCCTCGGTGGAGAGACGGGTCTCCGGGTCCTCGTCGATATTCATCACGGAGAGGCGGCGGAGGAAGAATACCGTATCGGCGTCTTGCTCGATGGAGCCGGAGTCGCGCAGGTCGGACAGCATGTTCTTCAGCGTGGGTCTCGCCTCGCAATTCCGGTTCAGCTGGCTCAGCAGCACGACGGGGATGTCGTTCTCCTTGGCGATCAGCTTCAGTTGCCGTGTGATGGCCGATATCTGGTCGTTCGTGCTCTTGCGGTCCTCGGAAGGCGAGAGCATCAGTTGGAGGTAGTCCACGATCACCATCTCGCACCGCCCCTGCTTCCGCCGGAGCGAGATCTGGTAACGCAGGTCGGCCACGCTCAGGTCCGTGCGCTCGTCGATCCATATCGGCAGTCGCTCCAGCTCGTCGGAGGCCCTTTGTATCCTCTTCATCTCGGGGGCGGAGAGGGTCCCTTTCAGGATCTTGGAGGGCTCTATGTCCGCTATGCATCCCAGCAGCCTGAACACCAGCTGCTCCTTCGACATCTCTAGACTGTAGAGGCAGACCGGGTGCCCGTTCCTCGCCGCGTTCAGCGCCATGAAGAGGGCGAAGGCCGTCTTGCCTACCCGGGGGCGTGCGGCGATCACGTTGAGCGTGCCCGGCATCATGCCGCCCGTCATCCGGTCCAATCCCTCCAGGCCGGTATGTATGCCCGGCGTGCGTCCTTCCGTCACCCTGCGTTGTATCTCCAGCATGCGCTCCTTGGCCAGCAGGGTGGCTTCCTTCATGCCTACGCTGTTCGTGGCGTGCGAGAGCCGTTCCATCAGCCGGCCCACGTGCGAGTCCATCTCCTTCAGCAAGGCCTCCGTGTCACGGTCCGGCCGTGAGGCTTTCAAGGCCGAGTCGTAGCAGCTCAGCATGAACTGCCTCGCCACGTAGGCCTCCCGCAGGTGCCGTGCGTGGGTAGGCATGTACTCGTCGCCGGTTTCCAGATACCGTCCGCCCAGCGCCAGCTGGTACAGGTCGGTGGCCAGCGTCTCCTTATCGGGCGCTATCCTCCGCAGCTCCTTCTCCACGGAGAGGGCGTCGGCGCTCTCCCCCCGGTTGTAGATGTTCAGGTACGCCTCGAAGGCCATCGCCACTTGCGGTAGCGTGAACATCTCCGGCAGCAGTTGCGCCGCCAGCGTGGGCATATGCCGGTGGGAGGCCATAAGCCCCGATAAGATCGCTTTCTCGATCTCCTGCTCCTGCGGGAGGGCGAGGCCGTCGGGCAGTGTCGCCGGGCGGTCGTTCTTGTTTTTGCTCGTGTTTGCCAT